CCTTTTCCTCCAGCTTCAAAATGCTCTCTGCTGCCTGGCTACGTAGTTTATAAATCTTCGCGATTTCGTCACTCGTTAAAGCACGTTTCTTACTAGCAGCTGTCTTCTGGATTTTGGCAATATCCTTGTTAGCCTTTTCGTTCGTGTTTTTAATGGCCTTCGCTAGGTCCTGGTCAATTTTTACGGCTTGGTCCTTGTAAGACTTTTTCACTGCCAGAATGCCATCTGTAACACTTTGCATCACTTGCTGATTGAGCTGTTCGGTGGATTTGATACCATTAGCAAGACCAATACCAACCCATTCGCCCAGTTCCATCATGACACGTGATGGAGAGTGAATGCCTAATACTTTTTTCGCCCAATCCGGGATACTCTGGGCTAACTCTTTCACTTTATCAACAACCGTATCTGCCATGGCCCCAATACCTTTAACAAGTCCGTTTATAATATCCTTACCGATTTGCATAAGGTTGATATTTTTAAGAAATGTTACGGCTTCGTTCCAAGTAGTAACAATTGCTTGTTTGGCATTCCCCATCAGCGTTTTCACGTTGGTGACAAAATTTTTAAAGAAATTGACGACCACCGAAAGAGTATTGCTTGTTAGATTCTTTATGCTGCCTCCCACACTTTTGAAAACGCCCAGGATGTTATCCCACATGCCTTTCATAAGACTGAGACCAGTTTTAGCGAGATTTGTAAGCAATGTACGTATACCACCAAAGAACGAAAGAGATATCCACCCAATAATTAATTGAATAGCGCCACTGAAGATATCTTTAATGCCTTCCCACATTTTGCCGAAGTCGCCGGTAAATAGACCACTGAATACTTTGACAGCACCCATAATGATATCGAGTGCCCCTGTAATTACTTGCTTTATAGCCGTCCACGCAACTTCAACGATAAACTTAACCGCTGGCATGATAAACTCAATAACGGCCATAATGCCCTTAAAGATATTCTCGGCCGCCTGTAAAATTTGCGCGCCCTCTGCATCCCAGAATCCCTTAATCTGAGCTATTTTTTCATCAATAAAAGAAGCCACCGCTTCAAATACGGTGACCGCCACATTTTTTATCGCTTCAAATACGGTGGTTAAATTATTTCGGAAGGTTTCGCTATTCTTCCACAATGCGACAAACGCTGCTCCTAACCCGGCTATGGCCCCGACAGCAATTAGGATGGGCGCTCCTATTGATCCGAATGCTGCAGCTAACACCGGCCATGCAGATATCAATCCGGCTATGGCAGGCATCAGGACGGCAAAGGCCCCTGTTAAAATACCAATAGTTGCGACAATAGCTACAATGGCTGCGCCTAACGTTGCATTTTCGGAAACCCATTTCGCTACGGAAGTGACTATTTCCGCAATGGCAATTAAGAGAGGTGCTAATGCTGTTTGTAAATCCGCAAAAGCCTGTCTCAATTGGGATGCTGGATCGGTATTTATACCCTCCATCAGTTGATTAAACTTTTCCTGATTTTGTACCGTTTGATCTTGAGCTCCGGCAAGACCTTGGAAGACAGAAATCATATTTTGTCCTTGGTCTTCCCATTTCGTACCAAAGGCTGCGGTCGCAATTTCATTTTTCAAGGTAGCATCTTCTATGCCATCTAGCCATGTGACCATTTCAGCCATAGCTTTAGCGCCTTCTACACCTCCGCCCGCAACTGACTTACCCCATTCTTGAAATTTCTTTGATGAGACATCAGTTTGAGATAAAAGTTCTCCTAATGCTTTAGGAACTTCGTTACCAAAGGCTTTCATTTGAAGATTAGCTTCTTTTACACCGTCATTTAAGTTATCAATATTCCATGTTTTTGTATCAATGCCGGCCTCGAAAATCGCTTGAATTTGAGCTGTATTGAATCCGATTTGCTTCATTTGCAAACCGTATTCTGCTGCTGTATCTATTTGTTCCGGTGGGAATCCTGCTTTTAAAATTGCGTTAGTTAATGCAAGCGCTTCTTGATTCGAAATTTCTAAAGCTGCAGCAAACTCGTTTACTTCCTGTACAAGCTCTACAAAATCAATCTGAGAATATGCTTTAGCGACTGCTCCAGCGCCTACAGCAATTGATACATTCATTTCATCAGATGCATCTTTATTTAGTGCCCATTGACGTCTTGTGCCTTCAAGCGCTGCTTCTTGGTCTTCGATGTATGCTGTAATGGTCTTTACTGTATCTCGAATAGTTGCTTTAGACTCTTCGGGAACTTCAAACGTGACATCGATTTTTGTTTTTAAACTTGCTACATCCAACGCCTGGTCAACAGCCCCTGCAATACCTCCGCCTGCAGCTAACCCACCTATAACCGTTCCTAATTGACTGCCCAAGCCTTCCACAGATTGTTCGGCTTCGTTAGCCGATTGTCTAATTCGATCTATGTCCGCCTGGATTTGATCTAAATTGGCCCCATTATCGACGTTTCGCAGGGCCTCACGTAATTGATCAATATCCACCTCTGCACCGACTGCTCGCTGACCGATTTGACGTATGGCCTGCTCGATCTGCGCAGTAGACGCTCGGCCCTCCTGAATAGCTCGTACTAAATCATTACCTATTGCATCGGCGAATTGATCTACGCTGGTACCTGTTGCATCGAATAACGTCTGTAAATGGCGTGTAGAGGTTTGAACCTGTTGTTGTTCCTGCTGCATGGTATTTAATTGATTTTGATAGCCAACTAAAGATTGTTCAGTTTGTTCTATTTCACGTCGGAATGCTCGATACTGTTCTTCTCCTATTTGCCCACTTCGGAATTGCGCTTCAACCTGCGATTGTCGCTGTTGTAGTTGCTGCAACTCTGTAGAAGTATCCTGAATAGAACGAGTTAACAAAGCTTGTTTTTGAGTAAGCAGTTCAACATTATTTGGGTTGAATTTTAAAAGCTTATCAATTTCTTTTAATTCGCTTTGTGTCGTTACAACCACAGTATTCATTTGCTGTAGCTCATTGCGAATCGCGTTAATGGAACCGCCGTTATTAATCTGGTTCAATACCCTGCGCATTTCATCAATATCTGTGCTAGCTCCAAGAGCTTGGCGCCCCATTAAACGTAAAGCACGTTCCATCTGGTCAGCGCTCGCTGTACCGTTCCGTATAGCCTGTGTAAGGCGTGTTCCTAACGTTCCTGCGAATTGTTCAACGTCTGTTCCAGTCGCATCAAAAAACGCCCCTAAAGAGCGTGTAGTTTCTGATAACCGTTGTTGTTCGGATTGCATGGAGTTCAATTGCCCTTGCAAGCTACGCATATTATTTTCGGTATTAACAAGCTCGCGTCTAAACGCCCTGTATTGTTCCTCGCCGATTTCACCGCGCCTAAACTGTGCTTCTACTTGCCCCTGTGCCTGCCGCAATACATGCAATTTGTCACTAGTTGCTTCAATTGATTGTGTTAAGAGCTGTTGTTTTTGTCTCACAAGCTCGACATTGCCGGGATCTAATTTTAAACCGCGCTCTACTTCCTTTAATTCGGTTTGCAAGTCCTTACTCTGCTTATTAACGTCTTTCAAGGCGTTCTCGAGACCGGTTGTATCGCCACCGATTTCAATCGTTATGCCTCGGATGTTTCCGTTTGCCATTTCCTCACCACACTTTTACATAAAATAAAAAGCCCGCAAATAAATGCGAGCTTTAGAAGCTGTCGAAATCGGCTTGAGAAGCCTTCCGAACAGCCTTTTTCTTTTTATTTGGATTCTTCATTTCGAAATATTCATCGATATAATCCAATGCCATACCGAACGTCATATTATCTAAATCTGTATGATCTAACCCGCACTCTTTACAGAGGACTAAAAAAGTTTCTGTAGAAATTCCTTCACTCTGCGTGGAGGAGGCCTCTACTTTTTTTTAGAGCCGATTGTTTTTATCAATAACTCTTGTAAAGGTTCGATGACATCTAAAATAGGAAACTCATCGAAAGAATCCAGCCAAGTGAAAGGTTCAGGGATTGCCGGATTAGCTGTTTTAGCGTATACCCAGGCGACATCGTAAAACATATTGAAATCAATATGATCACGCATCCATTCAATGGCCTGTTCCTCTGTCATGTTATCGAAATCAATATTCGCTACGCCCATTTTCATAATGTCTTTTAATAAATCACGTTGAAATTGCGCCATATAACGCTTTACAGCCGCTCCCGTTGATTTGAACGGAATTTCTTTACCATCTATCGTTAATGTAATTTCCATTTACTTGCCCTCCACAGATTTGATTAAGGTACCGGTGTTACTTCCGGGACCAATACTGATGAATACCATGCATTGTAAACAGCTGGAGCTGTCTCAACAGTAGTGGAGCGTTTTACAATACCCTCTGCTGTCGGTGCTGCAACGAATGATAATTCTTGTGTACCTGGTTCCGTCGTATCCGTTTTCGTTTCACCGGACATGCCAGGGCGTGAAACTGTTACGTTGTATAGAGCATGACGAGTAGCTTTCACATCGCCATCAAACTCGAACAACAAAGCAATACGCTTCGGTTTGGCATTAGAAGTTTCTGTTAGGATGCCATCCTCACTTAACTCATCACCTAATACATCCACACGGAATGATTGAATCAAATTAGCGACTGTCAGTGTGCCTTCGTAGCCGCTATTTGTGGAAGTCGTGTAGTACACGCGATCATCGGCATAGAAGTCTGATTGCTCACCTCGTGGATCTAGTGTGATTGCTGTAGCACCCGGGAAGTGAATCGGCGTTCCATAAGTCAATGTCCCGTCTGCTCCCTCAGTGACAACTGCATAGTAAACATTCTTAATACCAAATTGCACTTTGTTTTCTGCCATAATATATAGCCTCCTAATTGATTAATTTTGTTGAAAATGTGCATTTAAAAACTCCCTCGTCTTCGATGAAAATTTCATCGTAGCTCCAAGGGAGTTCGTTTTCTTTTAACATATCTTTGATTTTCTTCTCAGCCTCTAAATTTTTTGTGGTCGTGTACAGCTCGATATCTACATAAGTCGATTCTGTTAGAACCGTATTGTCTGCTGCAAAGGTATCGCTACTCACGACTAGATAACAAATGAAAGGCAATGGCTGGGCGCTCTTAAAATGGGAATATGCCGTAGGATAGATGGTGTTCAACTTCTGCGCCAACTGTGGTAGTGTCAGCTTCATTGCCGCGCCGCCTCCTCTACCTTACGGGTAAATTCTTCAACCATTTCCTCCTCGACAGGCTTCATGTGAACTATTGGATCAACACGACCGCCGTTAACCTTGGCATGACCCTTCTCAAGCAAATGAGTAAGTTGATAAATCTTGTTGTAAGTAACCCATTTCGTACCAACTTTTTTCATCCGCCAACCTTTAGAGTACGTACCGCCTTTAACTTTTCGTTTCGGACTAGTCTGTTTTAATTTTTGTACACCCTGCTCAGATACTTCCTCGCCAGCTTCATCAACCTTTTCTTTCACTACATTTGCATAACGTTGCAATTGACGTGTGATTTCAGATGCCAGGTTATTGATATTTGTCATCTACCCACGCCCTTCCGCTACAATCGTGACCGTTTGATTTATGAAATCATCATTCATCGCACTCTGTACGTCGTAGGTAATTCCATTGTGGACGACCTCGAATGTCGTTTTCTCTGCTGCAATAAATTCATCGAGAGACTTTGCATATCGGACTACAAATCGGACTGTGTTTTCCGTTTGCTCTTTGGCCGCTGCGATAAATTCGCTGCCCTTCAGCGTCTTGGTCATAGCCCAGTAGTATCCGTAATCTTCAAAGACCTCAATTTCCTGCAGCAACTCATCGACAGTCGTTGTACGCTTGCGAATTAATATGCGATGACGGTACAAGCCACTATGATTGTTTTCATTGTATTTAAATTGCTTCATTGCCTTCGCCCTCCACAGATGAGGAAGAGGATTCAAGCGCCTTGGCGATGCTCAAATTATTGATTTGAGTTAAAAAATTCTCATGGAAGTATTCAAGCGCATCATTGTAAACATACCGAGAACGCTCGAAAACAAGCTCTTTAAAACGTCCGCTAGTGTTTATATCATAATCACCGCAAACGTCCTGTAAGTCCTCTAAAGAGGCTTTTAAGATGCGTCTTAAATTGTCATCCTCATCATCACCAAGCCTCATCCGCAACTTAAATTCCTCGATAAGTTCCTGTGTAATTACTTCAGCCATTTAGATCACTCCTTGTCTTTAGGAGCTACTTCCTCAATAAAAATTTGCTCATACTTGTTTTTCTTCGTCGACAATTCTTCCAGTCGCGCTTTAGTCGCTTTCTTGCCCTCCGCAGGATAAATATCACCGACCTCGTACACATGACCATCATGCTTTGTTTCCTTGAATCGTCTCACTACTTTGTATTCAGGCATTTATATCCCTCCTATAAATAATTGAAGACCCCTTAAATTAAGGAGTCTCTACTACCGGTGCTGCGTTAAAATCAATATTCAAGTCATAAACCAAAGCAGCTTTATTATCGCGTGGTTCCCCGTTTGCGAATTGTTTAAGTGTGTAAAGTGTTGCATCTTCAATTGCTAGCGTTTGATCAAACTTCTTAATCTTCACACCACCAGCTAAACGAGCAGCATAGCGACCTTTAACAAAGAATAAAGCTTTATTTGATGGGATTTGATCAGATTCTACAACTTGAATGTTGTAAGGTAATGCTGTTACCCATGCGCCGTTAGCTGTTTGAATTGTATTACGGAATTGTACAGCTAAAGCGTCAGTTGGATTTACAACCATTACAACTTTTCCTGCCACTTTAACTTTCTTTCCTTTTGAATCAGTAGATAATGCAGAAACGACATTATATAATTCGCCTGCTACTACTTCCCCGCGCTCTGAAGGAGCGAATGTTAATGTGCCAGAAGATACTTTGTCAGTAACGGCACCCTCTGCACTAACATCTTTCATAAGTCCGATTGGCTCTTTCTGAGTTGCTCCGCGACCATTTACAAAGCCATACTCTAAACCAGTTGAATATGACTCTACCAAAAGAGTACGAACGTATTGTTCAATCCATACTGGACCAAGTTCAAGCATGTCATTTGGAATAGCAGCAAACGCCGTCAATTTAAGTTGACCAACCTCTTTATCACTGAAAGCTGTAGATACTTGACCAGCGATACCCTCGAATAGATTACCCCATGCAAAAGCTTTTGTCGGGTCAGAATCAATATAACGAGTAACCGCCCCCAAGTCTTGAAGACCAATTGCAGCAAGTAATGGATGTTCGTTTTCCAGATCTTCAAACACACGATTAACAGTTGTTTTAGGCAGGATAGTATCATCTGAAAAACCACCGCTAGTTACAACGGCATTGAAGAATTTCATTTCCTCTGAAGTTAGAACGTTTTGTCCGCGTTGTTGCAAAACTGAACGGTCTAACATTTCATTATTTACTTGTGCTGCAACCGCATTTGTAACCTCTGTTTGTAGTACATCGAAATAATTTTCGAATGCTTGCGTTTGTTCTTCTTGAGTAGCAGCTTCATTTGCCAATACTGACGTTAATTTTGCTTTCGCATTTTGGAAAGCTTCTGATTTGTTAAATTTAATGACCATTTTTATATTCCTCCGATTTTTAGATATTTAAAAAAGCCTTGCGAACATCGTTATTTTTAACAGATGCTACAGGCTTTTCTGGTTCCTTGTTTTTCAATTGATCTAACTCAGTTTGCATTGCTTGCATTTTTGCATTTAAATTTGTGATTTCTTCATTGTCCTCCACAGTTGATGAAGCAGAGGATGTGGCAAAGCCAATTTCAATGGCTTTTTGAGCACCAAACCAAGTTTCAGCATCAACCATATTACGAATTTCTTCTCGACTAATATTCGCTTTTGTCATGTAAATGTCTATGATACCTTCTTCGAGTTCATCTAAAACATCAGCTTCTTTACGCATTTCCGTTTTAGTTCCCCAAACAAGTGAACTCGCTTCATGAATCATAACCATAGCACCTAAACCTATGTTTACTTCATCGCCTGCCATCATTAATACAGAAGCAGCTGAACAAGCCCAGCCATCAACATTGATTATGACTTTACCATTATGCTTTTTCAATCGATTGTAAATTGCAATTCCATCGAACGCATCGCCACCTGGGGAGTTAAGATTAATTACGATATCACCACTAATAGATTTTAAAGCATTGTCAATGTCTGAAGCCGAAACCGAATCTTCCCACCATGAATCACCGATGATACCGTAAATCGTAATTTCAGTAGCATTCGTTGCTTCGTTGTGGAAGGTCTCAAATTTACGTTCTACTTTTTGTAATTGTTCAATGTAGGACTGGTTTTTAAATGTTTTAAAATAATCTTGTTTTGTAAACTTACGCATTATTCATTCTCACCTCCTCCTGATGAATTCATTTCTGTATAGTTCTTTGTAATGTAATGTTTGTTCAAGTTATCATCCTCCGAAGGTTCCCATCCAGCTTCTTCTCGAATTTCATTACCTGTAAATGCACCACTCGAAATCAACTTGTCGACACTATCTGCAATATCGAAAATGCTTTGATATGAAACTACTTTTACGTCTAAATGAGTGCCATTTAAGTAATCTTCCTTCTCGATAAACTTCGCATTAACTTCATCCTTGATTTTTTTGAGGAAAGGTTTAATAGTGAATGTGAGATAGTTCTGCATCTCGCCACTTATGTCAGCCATTTCGCCATAAAGTAATCCGGTCGGGATGCCGATTGCCATTGCCACTTTATCTAAGAAACCATCTGTTACTTTGTTTATTTCATCTACAGATTGAATACCATTACCACTGCCACTATAGTGTTCCTTGTATTCAAACCCTGGTTGTTGGGGAACGATAGCAACTTCCTTTTCACCAATAGCCCCGTACATTTTGTTAATAAATTCTTGAAGCCTCGACATGGATTCTTTGTTTTTTGAAGTATTGGCATCTACATTAACGGTTGAACGGATTTGATTTTTACGTTTTTGTGAACCTAAAATACGACCAAATAAATCACCATAATCTTTATAAAGGCTATCGATTAATGGTGTAAGATTTTCATTGGTGTAACGTAAATGCATAACTTCACTTTGCTTAAATGTTCTTTTAAACTCGTAATCTTTTACAACTACCTGAGTAAAAGTATCTTCAAAAACTGCGTACTCGGTATGTGTAAATGAATCTGCTATAAGCAAATCTTCATCATCCGACTGGATAATCAAGCATTCATTTTCGTGGATCAATTTATCAACAACTGTTTGCCAAAAGGTTGATGCTGTTTGATTTTTATTAGGCCGTACATTTAAGCGATAGTACAATTCATCCTTTTGATACTTGCCATTTTTCTTCAATCGAAATTCCGACTGGGCAATAGTTCGTGCTAAAAAAGAAACGCATGTATTGATGGCTAACTTTTTCATTTGTATTCGATTGGATGTTTCTTTAAAAATATCAAAATCGAATAAGAATTCTATCTCACTATTCCGTTTAAAAACTGCATCTAAAAATCCCAATTTCTCACCTCCCTCTTAAAAATCAATGTCAGCAAATGCAAAGCTGCTTCCCACACTGATTTCATCAGCTCTATACATTCCATGTACAAATGCCTGGAAACCATCTGTCTTACGTTTAACCGGCTCTTTCTTTTGATATTCTTTATTGCCGCGCTTATCGATAGTGACCAGAACGTTGTTTGTATACCAGCGCATCAAAGGATTATTGCCGAATAAAATTTTATGATTAGCAAAAGCCGTTTCGATTCGTGGTGCTAACAAACTGTGGATGGCACGTGGATTCTTAATTACTTCCACTTCAAATCCTTCCGCTTCAAATAATGGTTTTAGAATTTCCATTCGGAAGTTATCTGCGATGATTTTTTTGATTACATAGTGTTCTCGCATATCTACAAACCATTGAACAATTATGTGAGGGTCTATCGTAGGGCCTTCCACAACCGAAAGTAACCCCTGTTCTTCCCACTCACGGATAGGAGCCAGCTTCTTTTGGTTTTTCAAATTGTCATTTTGCTTTTTCGAATACGCATAATGCTTGTCTACAAATTCCTTGCGCACATAAGAATGAGTTTTGAAGAGATAATTTTCTTCTTCATCTCTGAATAAAAGACCGCATGCAGCAAAGTCACGAATAGAAGCGTAATCTAAACAGCCGATACATTCTTCATTAAGAAGGTCAGGCAGATCACGATTAGTTGCTTCGATTTCTTCCCAAGTTGCTACCGATTTTTCTAAATCAACTTTCGGTAAGTTCATTCTCTTTGTCATAAACTCTTCAAAGTTGGATGGATCTTCTTCCAGCTCTTCATACTCTTCATAAATCGTATCGAAAAGACCTTGAGCATAATCGCTACGTGGTTCACACAACATCGGATTTGCTTTTTCCCAAAGTTCAGGACTATCCATCTCGGATTCATCATCTAGCTTGCAGATAAATGGGAACAATGAATTCCAACGCGCTTCACCATTAAGAACTTTCATAGCTTTTTCTTTCAACTTGTCCAGGAATCCATCACGAACGTATCCGTCTGTTCCTATGTAGAACTCTCGTGGATTCGGTTTCTTACCAAGACCAGATATATGAACGCGTACATCTTTGTTATCCTCATACTGATGGATTTCATCAAAGATAACGGCACCGTCTCGCAGTCCATCTTTTGTTCCGCCATTAGATGTCCTGAAAGTGAATATCGAATTAGTTTTCTTTGAAACAATTTTGGTCAAGGTTGCTTTGAACGCTCGCTGCAGCACCTCATATTTCTTCACGCATTTATAAGCTTCATCAACGGATGTCTTTGCCTGCTCCTCACTATTCGCTACAATCGAAATGTTGTAGTCATCGATACCGTGCAATTCGCTGATAAGAAAATTTGATATAACAGTAATCAAACCGTTCTTACCGCCACCGCGTCCGAGCATCCAAAGGAATTTACGAAAGACCACACGGTTGTTCTTTTTCCAAAATAAAAAAACGAATGCTATTAAGAATCTTTGGAAGGCAGTCAAGGGGAAGTACCACTTCTCACCAAATGCAATACAATTCTCAATCAGTTCGTCATCAAAATAAACTTCATCATTATTGAGGATGTTCTTTTGAACAAACTTGATTAATAGCTTTCGTTCTTTGTTTAGTTTTATTTGTCCCGTCTCATACAGACGGATATATTCATCTACATATTTTTGACTGTTCAAATTAAATCACTAGGTTCGTACTCACCTTGTTTCCCTTCCACAGATGCAGATGAAGGGGACGGCACTAAATTTCCATTAATGAAGTTAATGCTCTTTTCCAAAGCGATCATTTGTGAATTTAATTTGCTCTTCTCATTCATAGCTGGATGCGCCTTAATAAATCGTTGGGATCCATTTTCAATAGTTATGGTTGCCCCTTCTTTTTCAATCGCTTCATTACAGGCCATATCCAATTCGCGTAACTTGATATACCGATTCACTTTATCAACTTCGAGTAAATCATCTGTATCGATCCTCGCTAGAAGCTGCTCTTTTAATTGATCTAACATTTCAGCCATCTTACCCCCTCCCCCCTATCTGCACCCCTTACGTGCGCGAATTTATAAAAAACATTTGCGAGTTAGGCCCCGCACCGGTCCCCATTTGAAAAAATTTTTTAAAAAGTTTTGACCCGGGGGTACAATTATTTTTGCAATGTTTCTTTTTCCGTTTGAATTTCTTTTAGTTTTTCTTCTTGCTTTGCTAACATTTCTTTTGTATAAGCAATGGACTCCTTTACTTCCTGTTCTTCCATGTTTAGAAATTCAATTCGATTGTCTACTAATCGTTTTAAATATGGATTCATATCTATTCTCCTTTACCATTTTTCGTCATCCCAATTAATTCCCTTTGTTGCTTTGCCATCGAAACGATTGTGTCGTTTGTTATGATGATGTTTGCATAGCGTCCTGAGATTTTCTAAGTCGTATGCTAATTCGGGATAATCTTCTATCTCTTTAACGTGGTCAATCTCTAATGTCGCTGCATCTTTGTGAGTAACCTTGCCATCCTTCTTACACCATTGGCATTCATGATTGTCACGTTCTAATGCAAGTTGTCGTAACTTCTTCCATCCAGTTGATTTGTAGAATTTACGTTTCTGTTCGATGGTTTTGTATTCAGACATCAAGCATCACTCACTGTTGGTTCATCTGGAATAACATAAGCTTCACCACAATCATTGCAAATACGTTTTGCGCATATGACTTCATCTGTTCCACTATTTATAAGACTTTCATCTACATATCTTGTGCATCCACAATCACATTGCCATTCATTTTCAATAGCTTCGAGTTCCCTCGCTAATTGTTTGGCGTGCTTTGCGATTGCTCTTAACTTACGCGCCATCTTTGATGAATCAATATCGATTGAATGTAATTTCATTTCCTCTTCACCTTCCCTCCACAATTACTTTAGTGAACCACTTCGTTTTAATTCCCTCATACAAGATATACTCCCTCGTATGTGCCCGAGAATATAGCAGAACAGACAAGACAGGAATATTAATAAAGGTTCCATACGTTATCCCTCCACAATCATTCGTTACAAGCAATAGATTTATTCGCCCACATCACTGCTTGCTCTAGGTTTGTTTGAGCAATAGACTTCTCATGGCTATCTGGACATAGTTCATCAAGCATGTGTGCCAACTCTTTAGCTTTATTTCTGATAGCTTCATATCGTTGTGGTTGGTCGTTCTTTGGTGCGTGATATGTGAAACTATTTTCTAATTCAGAACGGATGTAATCTTTCGGTACTATGCCACCATTCATTAAACATGGTGCGCAATATTCGGTTATTGCTTTGTTGTTACACTCTGGATAGTTGAAACATTTATTTGTCATCCTACTTCCTCCTAACCTTTCCGTTTACTCTGTGATACCTATCCCGATTCGTTCCCATTAACTCCTCAACCTCACGCCTCGTTAAACGCTCTTTAAATTGCTTGTGAGAGGTTTTAATATTTGGATGATGATTTATACCATTTGATAGTTTAGTAAGCTCAGAACGAACGCTAGGCGTT